CAGACGTCGATAATCTCAGGATCATTTCTGGGATTCTTCGCTAACGGTTACAACTACAAGATCAGCTATGACAACTTCCTCGGTGGACTCGGTGTAACGGGAACCATTGATGAGGATGGCGCTGTTACTGGTACGCCTGTTTTAGATATTCAAGGCACTGTTAACTACATCCGCAATCTTGAAGATGGGTCAGGGATTGTTACTAACGTCTCTGCTGAAAACGGCATCACGATAGCGCACAACTTCACTGTCAACACTACTGGCGAGCCTTTGATGCAGGACATTGCTTCGGCCAGTCCGATGTTTGTTTCATTGGTGGGCGGTACGGGTATTGCGGTAACAACTTCGGGAGACACGATTGAGATTGCTTCTACCGAGGCTGCATCCTTCGCGTCTGTATCAATGGCCGGTAACGCCACTGCTACCACGATTGCATCCACGGCTACTCCAGTGAAGGTAGCAGGTACATTTGTTGTAGGCGATGTGTCTGCGGGGTGGACTGCTGCGACTGATGGAAGGATTACTCATACAGGTCAGACTAGCAGGCACATTATTAACGCCATTGTGACTTTGGACACAGCGAGTGGTAGCAACCATCTTATCTCGCTGTTTATCGCCAAGAATGGAGCAGTGATCAGCACCAAGATGACCGATACAGTTTCTTCTGGCTTGCCGAGAGCAATTGCTACATTCGCCAATATAGTCCTGAACCAGAACGACTACGTTGAGCTGTTTGTAAGGAATGAATCCACCACGACTAGCGTGATCGCTGTTAACGCTGTTCTGAGTGTTCTCTGATGCCGATTGTCTCCCTGCCAATCACTAACGGGTTCTATGTAAGTAACTCCCTGCCTATCTCGGCTCAAGAGTGTACGAACTGGTATACCGTGGTTGAGAGCGCGCCTTCACTGGCTCCAGAAACGCTCAGGGGAACGCCGGGGATTGAACAGGTAGAGACATCAGGGACTATCCTACAGTCGAACAGGGGCGCTCACACGATGGCTGGCGTCCCCTACTTCGTCAACGGAACTAAACTGTATCAGCTAGATCAGACCCAAGTTATCCCTACGGAAATGTATGATCTGGTGGAACTTGGTACGGTAGCAGGCACGGCACGTTGTTCGATGGCTGATAACGGCACTCAAATGCTGATACTGGTTCCCGGTGGGAATGGGTACATCTACAACCATGTGACGGATACGTTCGCTCAAATTACAGACTTAGACTTTACCGCCAACGGTAATCCACAGTTTGTGGTGTTCATTGATGGATACTTTGTTGTTACTACGGATACGAAGAAGTTTATAGTTTCAGCAATCAACGATGGACTTAGCTGGAATGCTTTAGACTTTGGCACTGCTGAATCCGATCCTGATAACATCGTTGCTCCAATAGTATTCAAAAACCAGTTGTTCATATCAGGTAGTCAGACCTTCGAGGCTTTCCAGAATATCGGTGGAAGCGATTTCCCCTTTCAGAGATCGGGCTTGTTCTTAGATAAAGGGGTGTTCTCTCCCTATTCACTAATCAACACTCAAGACACGTTTATGTGGGTCGGTGGTGGACAGAATGAGTCTCCATCCGTCTGGGCATTTGCTGGTAACTCGACTCAAAAGATATCCACGGTGGCGATTGATTTCATTCTCAAAGCACTCACCAACGATCAACTAGCTAATGTGTATTCGTGGACGTACTCACAGAATGGATCTTACTTTGTAGCTTTTGCGCTACCGAATTCGACTCTGGTTTACGACCATGCTTCTAAACGCTGGCACGAGAGAAAGTCATACATTGAAGGCGAGCAGGTAGGTTACAGGGTTTCAGGACTGACTCAGGCGTACAACCATATCTTCTGCGGTGATCTCATTGATGGACGGATAGGTAAGTTAAACCCGGATCTGTTCACTGAATACACTGGGAATATAATCAGAACCGTTGCTACTCAACCTTTCCAGAACAACACTCAATCCATATTCGTACCGTCCATTGAATTGACGGTTGAATCAGGTGTGGGTAATGCGGAATCTGTTAATCCGCTGATCGCAATGGATAGAAGTGTTGATGGGAAAACGTGGTCGGATCAGAGAACGCGAGAACTTGGAAGGGTTGGTCAGTACAACCGGAGAGCAATCTGGCGCAGGAATGGTAGGGCTGCACGGTTTGAGGTGTTTAGATTCACCCTGTCTGACCCTGTTAAACCAGTCATTATTCAGTTGAATGCAGACATCCTGCCGGGGACAAAATGACCGGGCCTAGACTTAACGCTGCCAATGCTATTGTCGAACAAAACGGCACGATGTCGCAGCAGTTCAGGACATGGACTCTGGACGCTTCGTTGAGTATTCCGATCATCGGAACAGGGTCTCCAGAAGGTGCAGTAACAGCTAGACAATACAGTTTGTATATTGATTCCACAGGACTGGCTGGGTCTATTGAGTACAGGAAGATGCTTCCTGATATTGGCGGAGATGTAACACAAGGATGGAAATTAGTGTAAGAGCGTGTGATGACGTTGAGGCTTTGGAGTATCTCCGAGATCCGTCTGTCATCAAGTTACTAAGTGTAGACCCGCAAGGTTTAAGCTCGGACTGGATCACGCTTGTCATGGATGAGAAACTTCTGGTGGTAGCAAAGCCAGAAGGCACCGAGTTAGAGATTCATGTAGCGTGTAAGTTCCGGGATCGTGGCGAAGTCCGCGAAACAATGAAACAAACGCTTGAATGGTTACACAGTCAGGGCTTTTCAAAGGTGTGGACTACCGCACCAGATGAGAGAAAAGCTCTTGGAAAAATGTTAGAATTTCTGCAATTCCGCAAGGTCGGAGAGAGGTGGGAACATGGGTATTGAAGCTGCTTTTTTAGGTGCATCACTCGCAAGTAGCGCAATGGATCGACGCGCTCAAGGCAAGGCTACCAACAAGGCTAACGAAGCTGCGGCAGCGCGAACTCAAGCAGGGCTTGAGGCTCTACGTCCCGCTTTTGAGGCGTCACAGAATGTGCGCCGTGAAGCTCTCGGCATGGGTTCCCAGATGCGTCAGCAGGGAATGCAGCAAGGTCTTGGCATGATTGGTCAGCTGTACGGGCCGACTGCCGATCTGATGCAGCAGGGTAATCTCTCTGCTCAAAGGATGATGCTTGCCGGTCTCCCGATGCAGAGGGCTGCAATTCTCGGTGGCAACATTGACTACAGTCAACTTCAACCCCAGACCATGAACTACGACCCTAATATGCTTGCTGGTATATTCGGTCAGGCTCAGTTGCCACAAGGTGATGTAACCTACGCTCCCTTCCCGACTGCTCGGGCGATGAGGTAATTTTATGGCAACCCCTGCTGAACAGTTTGCTGCTCAACCTATTGATAGCCAGATGACTCAAATCCGGGCGTGGTTCCAGCAGAATCCTAATGCTGGCGAAGCCCAGATTCAAAGTGCAATGAGTCAGTATGGCGTTGCACCTACAACTGTTGCTTTGGCAATGGGTAACACTCGACTGCCTAATGCTCCAGCCTCCATTCAAGTTGCCCAGTATCAGAACATCACTGGTAGCCGTTCGGATATTAACGATATCAACCGGGCCATTGTAGCGAGGAATCTCGGTGTATCTGCTGAAGAATTATCCGGTCTGGGCGGGATGGACTTGGCCCAAGCTCAGGCTCTCACTGGTCGAGCAGCAGAACAGAATCCGCTGAGGGGTCAGGTTAGTCAGGATCAGATCAGGGCAAACATTGCCGCTAATCCTAACATGTCGGATTCGCAGCTTTCTGCATTGATGCAATCTTACGATGTAACTCCCTTGCAGATATCTCAAGCTACCGGAGTTGATGTAAATCTAATCAATCAACGGCTGGGTAATGCGGTACGCGAGGGAGCTGAGAATATCCCGACCGGGTTATCTGGGTTTGAGCAGGCTATGACTGCCGGACTCGGGCAGGCAACCGGAACGCTGACTGCGGCTGAAGCTAGAGCAAGGGCTGATCTCACTCCAGCAATGGAAGAAGTGGCTCGACTCTATGGATTGAATGTCGATGACCTTCGATCGGCAGGACAGGTAGCGCGTGGCGATATAGAACGCACCTACGGGCAGGCTGGACAACTGTTCACCCCTTACCAGCAGGCTGGCACAACGGCTCTCCAGCAGCAACTTGCGCTGTCTGGTGCGTCCGGTCAGGATGCGTTTAATCAGGCGTATCAGGAAAGCCCTTATATAAACTTCCTCCGTGAACAGGGTGAAAGGTCTACTCTGTCGGGTGCTGCTGCAACTGGTGGTCTGGGTGGTGGTCGGGTACAGCAGGAACTTGTTCGCTTCGGTCAGGGTCTGGCTGGTCAGGGACTACAACAGCAGATTCAGAATCTGTCTGGATTATCTGGTCAGGGTATGCAGGCTGCTGGTGCTGGAGCTGATATCTTCACTGGCATGGGTACTAACCTTGCCAACTTGGGTACGGGTACGGCTCAGAACATTGCAGGCCAGCGTCAGGGACTTGCAAGCGAGAGAAGCGCATACGGTGTGAATCTGGCTAACCTTGCTAGCTCCACTGGTAGCAACATTGCTAACCTTCAAGCACAGGCTGCGCAGAATACAGCCAACCAAAGAGCAAGGGCTGGTGAGTTGCTGGCGGCTCAGATTGGCGGGACAACAACTAACCTTGCCGATCTTGCAAACGCTCAGGGAGCTAACCTGTCTAACCTTTTCCGAGACTTTGGCAGCACAGGTCTGAACCTTTCGCAAAGCGCCATCAGCCAGCAGATCGCAGCACAGCAGCAGGCCGCACAGGATGAGGCTAACGCGCAGCAGAACTATGGTATCAACACGGCAGCAGCTTTGAGTGGTCAGCCTTTCATGCAGCAGCAGCCGTTTAGTTATGGTCAGGCATTTGGCAATGCTGCTCAAGCGGCTGCGCTGGGCGCTGAGCTTGGTGGCCAGCCTGCTGGTAGCAAATATACTCGCCCAACACAACTCCCGCCGGGTTCGCAGGTGCAGCCGGTGCAAGGGGGAGCAGCATCCTATCAACAATATCTGCAACGCATGTACGGGTAGGAATAAACATGGCACAAGATATCGGTTTACTTCTTCGCGGTCTCGGTGCCGCATTCTCGAATCAGGTTCCCCAGTTCCGTCAGCAGATGGCACAGGAACAGGAAACCAGAATGCGCCAGCAGGAGTATGAAGCCCAGCAGGATTTGCGTGGCCGACAGATAGCCGGCGAGCAGTATGACATGGCAGAAAAAATTCGTATCGCGGGCGGTCAAGATGCGTTCGCACTGACGAATCTTTTAGATCCAAAAAACATGAATCTTGAAGCTGCGATGGGTTTAGTAGAAGACAGGCTTGGATCGATTGAGCTGGCCGGAAAGCATGGCATAAGGATGCAGGGAGACCCTACCAGAGCCATTCATGCCGATATGCAGAAAGCCCTTCTTGGTGACACGGCCGCGCTTCAGAGAGTAAGAAACGTGGCGGGCGTATACACTGCGCAAGCTGTTGCCCGTGGCGATATCAAGCTGCCGGAAGTACAAGGCCCGTTGAGTACGGTGGGTAAAATTGAGGCAGATTTCAAAGCCAACAGGATTACCCAAGCACAGCGAGATCAAGCAATGCTGGCGGCATCTCGCGGCGGTACGTCAGTAAACGTAAATGCAGCCTCTCCTACTCCTCCAACAGGATATCAAAATATTTTCGATGAAAGCGGCAGACTTGTAGAGCAGCGCCCAATTCAAGGAAGCCCGGCAGCTACAGCGCAAGCAACACGAGAAGAACAGCAGCAGCGTTACGGGGATATTGTCACTGAAGATATTGATCGGTACAAAAACTTAATTGTTAACCAAGGTTTTTTAACTCCGGTAACAGGTATATCAGGTGCTATCGCACAAGCAATTCCGGGGACGCCAGCAGCAGATGCTAGGGCGCTGGAGCAGACGATTCGAGCCAATATTCAGTTTGATAGGCTGCAAGCTATGA